CGGTAAAGGACGCCAGCACGGTTTTCGTGGTGAAGTCGAGGAAGAAAAACGAATTCAACGTCTGCGGCGAGTTGGTATCGTTGACATCGACGCCGATGCTAAAACCGAGGCTGGTGTCGCCGTTGAGCAACAGGAAAGCCAGAAACGGACTGCCCGCGCCGACGGTGTAGCCGGTGGCGAAGGTGTTGTCGGCCAGCGTGTTGCGGCCGCCGTTGCCTTGATCGGAAAAGGCGGTGATCGAGGACACGCTTCCGTTGTTGCTGTAATCGTTATAGCCGAAGTTCGCTGGCTGCTGCGGCTGGTTCGCGCCGCAGATGACGCAGGGCGCGTTCTGCGGTTGATTGCCGGCCGGCACCACGTTGCCGAGGCTCAGGCTGCCGGAATTAGTGGTGTCCCAAGCCTGACCGCCCAGCAGGACGGTGCTGGCAGCCGCCGGCAGGGCAAGCGCCGCCAGGACGGCGGTCGCAGCAAGAAGTCGCTTCATGGGTTTATTCTCCGTTGGTTTCATCCAATCAAACTTTCAATATCGACAGGCTTTGCTCGGCAATCGCGTGCCCGCAATCCGGCGAGCATGGCAAGCGCCACCGCGCCGTCGATGCGGAACCGCGCCTTGTCCTTGTCGAGCTTGCGGTTGCCGGCCGGGTCGAGCACTGCGACCGCGTTGGCGAAATTCCAATTCAGAATCGGATTGCCCGGATGGACGAGCTTGCGCTCCATCACAACGTGCTCGAGCGCATCGATCGCCGGCCCCATATCTTTGAAGCCCTGGCCCCAAGGGACGAGGCGCAGCCCGTCGCCGCCCTTCTCGCCGTCCTCGTAAGCCTGCAGACCGACGCGATCGAACTCGCGCAACAGATCGTTAATGCGCCAGCGGTCATACGCGAGGCCCTTGACGCGGTAGCGCACCGTCAGATCGGCGATAAACCGCGCGATCGTCTCGGGATCGATCGTCTTGCCCTGGCAGAGCCGCAGATGCCCGGCCTCCGCCCATTGCTGGTAGCGGTGCGTGCCGCTACCGAAGTCGCGATTGGAATGCTCGGTCAGATGATCGGTTGGCTTCCAGAAATACGGCACGACGCGCAGCGGATCAGATACCGAGCCGACCATCAGCGCGGTCAGGTCGACGACGCTCGAGAGATCGAGCGATAGATAGACCTCCTCCTGGTCGGCGAGCTCGACCGGCCCGGCGCACAGCATCCACTCGGCGCGCGAGATCAGCGATGCGACCGGCGCCACCCGCTGATTCAAAAACAGGTTGCGGACTTTCGGCTCGTGCGCCGGCATTCTTTTGGCCTGGCGTACCGCGGCGACCAGATCTTCGCGGTCGCGGAACTTGCCGAGCGCCGGATTGGCCTTCGCCCATTGTGCTTCGTCGTCGAGGTCACAGCCCTCGGCCGCGGCGTGCAGATGGCAAACGATCGCCGGGTCGGCGCCGGCCATGCCGTCGTCGATCAGCTTCGAGAGGATATGCTCAGGATCATTGCTCTGCGTCGAGATGGCGATGAACAGCGGCTCCTCGCGGGCGCCGAAACTGGTATCGAGCACATCGTACAAATTGCGGTTCTTGGCCTGCGCCAGCTCGTCGTAGATCACCACGCTCGGCAAATACCCGTGCTTGGTGCCAGCCTCCGCGCTCACCGCCCGATAGATCGATCCGGTGCGTCGCACGAACATGGTCTTGGTCGAGGTGATGATCTCGATCTCTTTGGCTAGCTCAGGCTCGCTCTCGACGATCTGCCGCGCAAACTTGAACACGATCGCCGCCTGGTCGCGATCGTTGGCGGCCGAGTAAATCTCCCCGTTGATGAGCGCCTCTGGACCAATCAAATGTGCCAGCGCAATAGTCGCGATCAGCGCCGTCTTGCCGTTCTTCCTCGCCACCGACAGGATCGCGCGCCGCACCGCGCGCCGGCGCCCGATGTGCGGCTCGTAAATGTCCTTGATGAATGCTTTTTGCCAGGTCTGCAGCTTGAACGGCTTGCCCTGCCCGGTCCCGGATGGAACCGTCAGCTTCTCGATAAAACTGATCACATTCTCGGCGCGCTTCCTGCCATACGCGCTGCGCTTTGCTTGAGGTGCGAGCATAACCTAGTCGGCCAAAAGCTCGCCGAACTTGCTGGGCTTGCCGCCATCCGCCGGCGCCTGAATACGTACACGCGCGACCGGCGTGAACCCAAACTCGTTGGCAAACCGCACCATGTCGATCGAAGCCCGATGCGCAACCGCTATCAGCGGGTTCGGCTTTCCCTCGATAAGCAGGCCGCGCGTCACCGGATCGTCCGCCGCCATCTTCGCCAGGATATCAACCGCCGCGCGCCATTGCTGAAAGGCATGGCAATAGGCGGCCAGCACAGGCAAATCGACCTTCACCAGCATCCCAAGTCGCCTAAGCTGCTCGCAAACGACGCGCCACTCCTCGGCACCAGGCCCGACCAAAAACGTAGGCGGGCCGGGGACATCGGCAAGCGCATCGGGCTTCGGTTCGTTGAAGTTCAGCCGATTCAGCGCCATGCCAGGATTGCCCCGCAACAGCTTGAGGTGCGTCGCTTGTGGCTTTGGTCCCCGCTTCATGCGGCCTCCATTTTTCCCAGTGCCAAAACTATGTGCAAGTTCCAAAATTGGACTAAGGGCGCGGTCATAGCTACCGGGGGTCGGCTAATTTTAGCATCCCCCCCCGGCATTGCAGACCATGGCCGCCAAGGCCGCCCGGAGGTCGCTGGTGCGTTATTCGCGATAGCGACGACCTAGACAGCGGGCAACGACAAGACGCACCAGCGGCCAACTGTGGGCTCCCCGCCTGCGCGGGGACAAGGTTTCACGTGAAACAGGAATGTGGGGTGTATTTGGAAACGCGCGCCGCGCGGTCGAGGGGCGTGGATTTCGGCCCTCAATAGATGCGAGTAGTGGAAACCAACAACAATGTGAGACAACCAATGCACGCGACCGATGGAACTTTGATTGATCGCGAGTTGCGATTAGTAGCTCGGATGGGACGAACCCGCAATAGGTAGCTCTGCGGCTTGAATGAGATCGCCGGTCCCGAGCTCGATGCGGGTCTCGCGGCCGAACATTTCGAGTAGGATGATCTCGCGGTCGCGCGGGCTCATGCCCTGGTAGATCGCATTGAATCCACAGAACGAGCCTGAGGTAATCCGCACGCTCTGGCCTGGCTTGAAGGCCCGCGATTTCGGTGGTTTCGGTAGCCTTACCAGACCGATGCGCATGGTTGCAGCCTTGATTTTATCGATTTCGGCGTCCGGGCACCGGGCCGGATGGTCGCCGGCCATGATCAGGCCGAGCACGCCGATGGTTTTGGTTATGACGCGCCAGCGGTCGACAACGCGGACGAACAGGTAGCTGGGAAACAGCGCCACGATGCGCGGCGTACCGTTGATGTGGATCCGAATCCGCGGGGCGTAGATCTCAAAGCCTTCGCTGGCGATGCGGATGCCGACGGAGGATTCCCGTTGTGAGACGGTTTGCGCCACGGCCCAAAAGGTCATGGGCTTTGCCTTTACCGCGGCCGCGGCGGGGGCGTCAAATTTGGGCTCGGAAACTCGCTCGTTTTTCGATCTCGAATTCGAACCGAAAAATCCTCTGACTCAGAGTTCTTCTATATAGGACTAGAGTATGTCCCGTCCCGATTTCGCTCCCCTGCCGGGTATGGATTCCGGCGTGGGCGTCGGGACAACAATTGTCCCGGCTTTTTTTGTTGTGTTTACGAGGCTTAGTTGATTTCGGGACAATCGGGACAAATGGCATTGTCCCGTGTGGCGAAATTGTGAATTCAACTGGTTGTCGATTTGCTTTCGGGACACCTACCTGTCCCGGATTAAGGCAAGCTCAAATGAAGCCAAAACCTAGCTGCTGATATTGAGGTTCCCGAGTGCGCTGGTGATGTTCCCATTCGGCCCAAGCACGCAATTTTCTAGCCCACAATTCCGGTGGTGTGTTCGACTTTTCTCGATTGCAGGTCTGGCAGCATGGCTGTGTATTGGTTTCGAGAAATGGTGCTCTCTGAGGATCGAGAATATCCATTGTCACTTGCCATTGTGGGTTTGGCATGTTGGCGTAGGGATCTCGGCAATATGGGCATGTGTTATCGAAGGCGTGCTTGAGAATGTGGGCTACGCGACGGTTGTCCCAACCATAAAGGCGAACGAACTCCTTAGTCGTTTTGCCGTAACGCTTTGCATGACGTTGGATTGTTGAGCGTGCCTTTGCTAACCAAAGATCGGCTTTTTTGCGTTCAGTGCGAGCGGTCGTCTCGCAGGCGATGCAGGCTGCATGAAACTCGGGACCACATATATGTAGTCTACCTTTAGCTCGCTTTCTTCGGAAGAGCGCCTCTTGATCAAACCACCCACGGCACTTTCGGCATTGCTGCTTTACAGGCTCATCGCAAATGAAGTTCATGTTAAGCTCCATCAACAAAATTATAGCATACTTTTTTGGCTGTCGGAATCCTTGCGCCGATTGAAGCGCAGGACCGCTTGGCGGGCGGCGTCCTTGCCTTCCTCGGTGAGCTGCCATTTGTTGCGGATCTTGGTGGTCAGCTTCGGCTTTTTCTTTTCCATGCCGGTGACGAGGCGCTCGACCTTCTTTTTGTATGCCTCGCCGGTTTCGGAGGTCCAACCGAGATCGGTTGCCCAATTGGCGAACGAACCGCCATGGTCGGCCGGCACGTTGAGCATGGCGGCGAGCACGCGATCCTCGTCTTCCTCGGCCTTGTAGTCGTGCTGCTCTTCCTCGCGCTGGCTGATGGGGACGGCGCGTACCGTGCTGATTTGCCTACCTTTTTGGTCGAGCAGCTTATCCGACTTGATGGGCTCGAGCTTGAACGACATGGCCTGGAAGCCTGGCCCGCGGATTTTGTTGTAATGCAGTTCCACCACGTCGTCGCTGGTGCGCCAGAGCGTGAGGTTGCCGTCCATCTCGGCGAGGTAGGCGCCGCCGCCGCGCGGCAGCAATTGGGAAGGATCGGTGACGTACTTGATCGGATGGCAGAGGACGAGGACGCACGGCTTGCCGGGCAACGTCGTGAGCCGTCGCAGCGTGCGGGCATAGGCGCCCATCTGCGTGTTGCTTAATTCCTCGTTGCCGAGAAAGTATGCTGCGCTGGTATCGATGATGACGAGGCTAGCTTCGCCGTTTGCTTTAGCGTCGGCCTC